GTATTACGGTTTTATGGCACTTCGTCCAGAGCGTCTTGGTATTATTTGGACATGTAAAACAGCAGTATAATTAACATTGTTTGACCGTCCCTCCGACCGCTGCTCGCAGAGTAGCGGGAGGGGGACACTCTTTTAAATTATAATTCGGAGGAAGCATGGAAGACACTACGCTAGCAGCTCCCATTAATGGAATGACAGATGACGAACTTCGTCAAGAATTAGCAGATAACGGGGTTACGTTACATCATAAAACTGGAACAAAGAAACTTGCTTCTACTCTAGCTGAGGTTAGAACTAAAGAGTATAAAGAAGATCCTAAAAAATCTGATCTTACTGGTCCTAGTGAAGCAGCCAGAGCTGCAAAAGCAAAACATATGTACGCTATAGATAACTTAACACCAACACAACAAGCTATGAAGCTCGTTCGTATCATAGTTACTCCTAATGATCCTAATATGGTTAATTATCCAGGACTTATCTTTACTGTAGGTATGTCAGGAATTAATAATGGTCAAATGATTAAGAAGTTTGTACCTTTTAATAATGAGGAAGGTTGGCATGTTCCAACAATTATTGTTCGTCAAATTGAACATGCTGAAATGCAAAAATTTAAAACTGTTACCCGTCCGAACGGTGAGAAGGTCTTAGAACCATATGTAACTAAGAAATTTAATGTACGAGAGTTACCTCCTCTTACTAGAGAAGAATTAGAACAACTTGCTGCTAGACAAGGCGCAGCAGGATTTAGCGCAGGAGTATAATATGGCGATTACTATTGCTGATTTAACTGCTGGTGTTTCTACAGATGCTAGTAATGTAGTAACAGGTACCGGTGTGCTCGATGACATGATGGAAACTGTTAATGCTCATATGGCTGCCCAATTTAACCTAGGTAGGATTACTGGTAGTGATTATGCAACAGTGTACTTAACAGCAATACAAGCTACTTTGCAACACGCTGTTGCTTATACAGTAGGAATGCAAAAAGGTAATGCTGAAGAATCTTTATTACTTCAGAAAGAAGTTACTGAATTTGCACAAACAGATCGATCAACTAAAGTAGCCCCAACTACTACTAGTATTATGGGAGCACAAGCTGCTTTATCTGTTGAACAAGCTAAAGGGTTTAAATGGAATGCAGATCAAAAATATCTTAAAACTATTCTAGACGCTTGGAGTATTAATATTTCTACAGCAGGTGTAGCAGCTACAGGTGTAGTAGCTATTAACGAAACTGGTACAGGTAATGTTAACACCCAAATAACTAACGCCGAGCCTACTGGATAGGAGGCGTTTAATGAGTTTTGTTGTCAGCATATTTGAAGCAGTCATTGATGTTATTGTAGCTATAGTTGAAGCAGTTGTACAAGTAGTTGAGATGGTTGTACAACTAATTATGGTACTTCTTGGTTGGGATGGTGGAAGTACCCAAATTATTGAGTATTACGAAGTCCATAATGTCCCTCTGTTTGAAGATGTAGATAGAAAAAACCCCCTCCTAAATTCAGTTATTCAAGCTGTTCTCCAAGATAAGGATATTGCAGCTAATCTCATTTATCATCTTGTATTCCGTAGTCTTAAAGGAGACGTCAAAGAATTTATGGATTTCATTGACGAGGGGGACTATTTTGAAAGCTTTCCCACCGTCGAGTCATATATTTTAACTATAGATTATACTGAATTAACAGCCGCATTAAACACTCTTAATGGTGTTCCATGTACTCCTGAAGGCTCATTTTTAAGAGCATTATCAAATAATGATTGGATCAAGTATTGGCTTCAAGAAAATAAAGAATACAATGTAGGGACTAATACAATGGGAGTGGATTACTCGACAACGAGTACTAGCCCCATTACTCCTGCTGCAGATACGGTTACGGTAACCCCATCCACTAATCACTTTGATATTGATATAACTAGTGAAATAGCTACTTCAGATGCAGTAGCAGCTGATGAGCGATGGCAGGTAAATTTTGCCACGATTGTTTATAATGCAGTTCCAGATACTTATACAGTTCAAGTTTACAACGCAGCAAGTGTTGGAAGCGTAGTTCGAACTCTTCCGTATACTGTACCCACTAAACCACTACAATTACATTATGTTTCTACTTATTACAGAGATAGTGCTCCTTCTAGGTATTACTTATTTATCTATCAAGTAGGGGAAGGGACATATGAAGATTTAGATACTGTAGAAACGCCAATTGATGAAGAGGGTGCTACTATTGAAGTACTTCCTGCTGTTCCATTAAGAATAAGTAATTCTAACTACACTACTTTTGGTGCAACTAAAGCACAACAAATCGAAGATTTATTGTTAATAATTAATATAGACGCGGAGGAAACGATTGATGCAGTAATGAACGACCCAGGTGCTACGCCAGGAGATATAGACAATGTTTACGTTAATTTTGGTGTACGAATGTGGGATACCTCCCAAACAGGAATGTCTTATCTATACAGCATGTTTGAGAATTTATACCCTTCACAGGGAGTTACGCAAGGTACTTATAACAATGCCCCATCAGGAGATGACAAACCACAGAATAATATCCTTACTACAACAGAAGATAATAAATACGCATTTCAATGGGCATATATCACATATGAACATACTTCATTAGTAGATATCGATGCAGATAGTGGAAGTGTTGAAAATGGCATATATTATTCAGATATGTCTAGATTTGGTTCTGATGGGCTTTTAAAGCTCAGATATTACGTTTCTTCTGGAAAAGGTACTTATAACGTAGGATATAAAGCAGATGATTTAGACGAAGTACAGGACTTTCTAGACGGTAGTGGTGTACCAAATCCGGGTACTACTAGTGGAGAAGCCACTAATTGGTTACAAGTAACTGAACGTATGACCTATAACGCTCCTACCCCTGTTTTACAAGAAGCTGATGGTTCTACTAGTGATTTAATATATCTAACCCCCGATATAGTATATGAGAATAATGGGTCAGGTGTATTACGAATGGTAAATGCCGCTTCAGAAGCTACAACTGTAGGACAATCAATTACTTATTACTGTTGTAAACGTTCAGGATTAGATGCTTACACAGTAGCTGCCCCAATTGCTGCCCTAAGAGTTGTTGATGGAGCTAGTGGGCGCTTTAATATGGTTAAATTTAATCTCGGGAATAAAGCAGATTTAATGGTTCCTTTTATCCATACTTTTATTAAAGATTTATCGAATCAAAAAGTCTCTCAATTATTCCTGGCAGGGGCACATGTATCTATATACATAGCTCATTACGAGGTTATTCATCATGCTGGTATGAGTTTTCTGACAGCTCTAGTGATGATAATAATCATTATTGTTGTAGTTTATTTTACATGGGGAGCAGATGGAGGATTTGCTAGCAGTACTTTAGGTAAAGTTCTTACACATGTAGCTGCTGGTGAAATTATGTTAGCAATTAATGTTATCTTATCAACTATTCCGACTATGTTGGTAAAGATGGCTGCTCAATTCTTTATTGAGATGATTATCACGGAATTAGTCGATGACGAACAACTTGCTGCAGTATTGAGTTTACTTGCTTCTGTAGCAATAATGATGTGGGAGGTAGAAGCTACATTTTCATTAGATGAGGGCTTTCAACTCACTCAAGGGACTGGACTTAAGTTTAAAAGCTTTTCTGATCTTACTCCATTAGATTTTGGAAAAATAGCTGTAAAGGTACTAACCGGTATTAACACAGTTCTAATGGTTGAAACAAAAGATAAAGCTAAAGAACTAGAAGAAAAGGATAAAAGATTAGAACAACAATATCTGTTAAAAGACGCGAAATTACGAGAAATAGAGGAAGATATCTTTAAAATGCCAAAAATCGATAACTTGGTATCTACTCTTGGCCAACGGCGTAAAGGACCTGTTATGGCAATATATGCGGCATCGTATTTCGATATATGGGATCAACAATTTGAAGTTCACACAGGAATGCAAACAGCATACAGTGAGACAATTGGTGCAAAAGTAGAATATCGATTTGTATAGAAGTAGACAATTGTATTAAATAGGGGTAAAATCCACGTATTACAATAAGGAGTAATACTATGCCAAACTGGGATCGCCTGCCGACATGGGAAGAAGTTCAAAGATCAGGACAAATGTACAGAGGTATGCCTAAGAAACATTATGCACCTCCTTTTGGGCAAGGGGCACCTTTTAATAGTAGCAGTCGTGAAATGAGTCCACGGGAAATAGAGAATAGAAAACGGGATAGATGGTTGTATGACAATTCACCAAACGCTACTCCAGAAGATTTGAGAGAATTTGGACTTGATCCACAAGGTCAAAGATTAGATGGAAAGGCATTCACAGCACCGTTCTCGCAAGGAGATATGTGGAAAGACTTAGAACAATACGGAGTACCTCGTAACGAACCATTAAACACATATCAAATCGAAGGATTGCATAGACTTCTACAAGAACAAGAGAAAATGCAACTACAACATGATTTAGATAGAACACAACAGCAGCAACAACACAGATTTAAAGGAAGACAAAGAACTTCTCCCAGTTATGGCGGATCAACACAACAAGGAGGACAAAACTCCATTTGGAATGAAATGAAAAATTGGAGATAAAGTGTGACTGATGAAGAGTTTGAGAGAGCCTTTCCTATAGAAGAGAATCCATTTAGTAATAAGGGGAACAGTATGGCAGAAAAAACAATGAGAAACCCATTTCAGTTTACAGCACCAGCAGGATATCGCGAACAGGGAAACAATACGTCTTTTTCAATTCCAAGTTTAGGACAAATGTACGGTCAAACTATGACTCCTATAAATCGTGTTTCAGATTACATGGGACAAAGCTTGACTCCCAATAACCGTGTTTCAGATTACATGAGTCGGTTTAATAATTTGAGCGGTTATACGCTTCCGGAAAATTCTACGGATTATTCTAGTGAAATGTTAGATACTTTCTCTATGCCAGATATGGATTTCTACGATAGATATAATGATGGACGTACTCCAGCGGGACCACCTGGTGGTGGTAAAGATCCTGGACCTGATTATTTAGGATGGGGACAGGTTCTTACTGGAGGACTCCAAGGTATCAGCGGCATACTAGATTATTTTAATAAGAAGGCAGGTTTAAAATTAACTGAAGATGCAATAAACAAAAAGTATGCACATGCTGATAGAGAATTCTTAGGAAGAGCTACGACAGCTGATAATATACTTGCTGGAAGAAAACATTTTATCGAAAAAACTCACGCAGACCCGGATTCTAGTCATTTACAATATATTAATAGATCGAATGCTTGATAGTTCAGGAGAACGATAATGGCAGCTGATAAACTTAGATTTGAATCTGCAAGACCCATTGATATCGCAAGAGAACTAGCGGCTTTTAAGGACTATTCTGGTGGTGCAAGCGAAGCTGTAGGCAAATTTGCTACGTCAATAGATGATGTACTAAAACGTAAATCACTTAGAGATACAGCCGCATTTAATCTTAGAGCAGCTCAGCTTCCAACTGCTGAATTACGTAATAAAGCGTATCAACAAGCCATAGAAGGATTTAATCTTCTTGATCCAGCCGCTGTTCAAGCAGGTTTACGTGCTACGGAAGTTCATGATTGGGCAGGAGAACGACGCGAAGAACAAAAAGCTCAGGCTGCAGATCTCTTACTAACTCAAAAAGGTGCTAGAACAGCTC